CTATTCTAACAATTTGATATCCAGATTTTTCGTCTATGATTCTAGTCTTTGTGATCCTAGGTTCACCATTAATGCCAGCAGACGGATTTGAAATTATGGTTGTGTTACACCCAAGTTTATGCAGATTGCTATGGACATTTCGTGCCATACCAAGTCTGGTTTCTTTTCGTGTTAGTTTGATTATGGGAATTGGGGCTTCTGGACTCAATCTATCGATTGTTCCATATTGATAAACATCTATGCAAGAATCACCGAGCAATAATATTTTGAATTGTTTTTGTTGTTGAATATCCATTTACCAAATCCACAAATCTAATCTCTTTACAATATTGACTTCCCACAATAGGCTTATCTTTATAATCACTACCCTTAACCATTATAGGGGAATACTGTTTACAAAGCATTTCTAATTCTTTAGCTGAATCAAATATATGAACAGCACTAACTGCTCTTAAATTTTGTAACAGATGTTTTCTATCATCTTGATTATTAATAGGTCTACTATTGCCTTTTAATTCTTTAACTCGTCTATCCGAATCAATACAGACTATAAGTTGTTGACCACAACCTCTGGCATAATTAAGTAATTCGATATGTCCTCTATGGACAATATCAAAGGTGCCGTTGACAAGAATATTAATCATATAAAATGGTGCGCTCGGAGGGACTCGAACCCGCGACCAAGGGATTATGAGTCCCCTGCTCTAACCAACTGAGCTACAAGCGCGTTGTTTCTATTAAAAATGGTACCTGAGACCGGAATCGAACCGGTACACCTTGCGGCGAGAGATTTTAAGTCTCTTGTGTCTACCTATTTCACCACTCAGGCGTTTGGTTATCCTCGGTAGTCTACATCTATTTCCGACCAAGTACGCAGCTTATCGAATTTTCTTTGTTTAAACTGAATTACATTATTATAAGAAATAACTTTGTGCGAATCTAACAATTCAATCATTGCGAGAACATCGCCCAATTCTTCTTCAAGATGGTTTGTATTTGTTTTGCTTGGGGTATTTGGATGTGTATCAAACAATCCGAATCGAAATACTTTCGATGTTGCTTGAATTACTTCTGCGCATTCTTCTTGTAAAATCTGAAGAATGGCTGCTTGATCTTTGTTAAGTTCATTCATATTGTCACCTTAAAAATATATTATAACAGAATACGTGTTATATGTCAAGCATATTCGTAATTTACGGTATCCAAATTCTTTCTAAATTCTGTCGCACCGTTTTTCAAATGGAATCGTTTGGCCATTTCAGTAGGTGGGCTTAGTGTAACAAATCTTTTTATACTTGGACGAGTACTTGTTATATGGTCTCTGGCTTTAAAGATAAGTTCGCGACCTGCACCCGGAGTATAACTCCATATGGTGTAGAATATAACGGTATCTGGTTCAGCGGGTTTGAAGAAAAGTTCCTCGCAGGTTGTCGGGATGCTGTCCATATAGGCAACACATACTACTGCTTGCGGTTTTTCATCTTTGAGGAGTATGAGAACTTCCCTATTTTCGGTGATTCGAAAAGCGACGGGAATCTCAGGGCGGACAGGGTCGTCTTCGATTACTCGAAGAATCGGATCATCTAAATTTTGTGGTTTATATATCATAACTAAGTCCCGGTGTCAATTATATTTATACCGGCCATATAGGGTTATTTAACTTTTTCAAACTTTATTTTTGCCGATAAATATAAAAACTATTTTATCTATTATGAATCCATACGAAGAACTTGGCGTTTCAAAAAATGCATCTACCGAAGACATAAGACAACGGTATAGGACGCTTGCGCAATTCCATCATCCTGACAAAGGAGGAGATGAGGAAGTATTCAAACGCATAAAACTTGCATATGAAATTCTAAGCGATTTTATTCGTAGAAAAGAATATGATAAAACAGGAAATATTTTAGAATCTCGTGGCACCAGAGGTGAAGCGCTTGAACGTATTGCTCAAATGCTATTTAGTATTGTTCCAAACTTTAATCCAGAACATGATAATTTAATTGTACTAATGACTAACGAAGTCATAGCTGTCAAAAATGGGGTGATGCAAAATATAGATAGTTGCAATAATCATTTGCAAAAACTCAGTAGGGTTATTGAACGTCTTTCTATTAAGACTGCGGATGAGAATATCATATTGCAGTTCCTAGAAAAGCATGTGGAAATTCGCAAACAAGAGAATCTAGAATTAAAAAGAAGACTAGAAGTCTGCGATGTTGTTATCGAAATACTAAAAGATTACGAATACGGGCTAATTAGCTTGCCCGATATGTAATGGCGGAGAGTGTGGGAATCGAACCCACTCACCGGTATAAGCCGATGACAGATTAGCAATCTGCTGCATTACCATCCTGCCCACTCTCCTATATGGCGGAAACGGTGAGATTCGAACTCACGGATCCTTTCGAATCGCTAGTTTTCAAGACTAGAGCCATAGACCACTCGACCACATTTCCTAAATTCTTTTTTCTTCTACTTGTCGTAACGAATCTTTTCGGATTAGAAATTTTCTGCTATTCTCGATACGCCTAACGTGCAAATACTCTACTCCATCAATCAATTGTACATTCTTTAAATTGTCACAATAAAACTTTTCAGTCTTATTGAATTGATTTTCAAATATAACTACTTTCATATTTGCTCCTTTAAATGGCCGGACCGGAGAGATTCGAACTCCCAACCTCAAGTTTCGAAGACTTGCTTTCTATCCAATTGAATTACGGTCCGTTTGGCAGAGGGTACAAGAATCGAACTTGTGATCTCGGAATCAAAATCCGATGTTATGCCATTTAACTAACCCCCAATATTATTCTTCTTCAATAACAGCAAGAACATCTTCTTCATTAATAATGCCTAAGAATTCTTCACCATTTTTGAATGGTTTTACTTTGCTCCATGACAAGTAAATTTTATCGCCTGCTTTTACTTCTTGAACATCTGGCCCTACAGAAACAACAATACTAATTCTAGTATCATTAGATGCAAGTGCACCTTGTAGGATAATGCCACTTTCAGTTTCTTCAGGAAGTTTTTCTTCGCGAATAACAATACGATCATGCAATGGAATAAAGTTCATAATTTTCTTTCTAAAAAATAAAGTGGTCCGGCGACCAGGAATCGAACCTGGATTGATAGCTTAGAAGGCTACTGTTCTATCCATTGAACTACCGCCAGATGTTTTGGTGCCGACTATCGGATTCGAACTGATGACCTATCGCTTACAAGGCGATTGCACTACCACTGTGCTAAGTCGGCAAAATTTATTATAACATACTAGACATCATATGTCAAGCATTATTTGGCATCCCCCAAGAGACTCGAACTCTTACTAACGGTTTTGGAGACCGTGGTGCTGCCATTACACTAGGGAGAAATAATTTGGTACGCGGTGACGGGTTCGAACCGCCGACATTCTGCGTGTAAGGCAGACGCTCTACCAACTGAGCTAACCGCGCATTGGTGGTGATAGTAAGAATCGAACTTACACTGAACAGCGTATGAAGCTGGTGCACTACCGTTATGCTATATCACCGGAAGATTGGGAGTGAGAGTCGAACTCACATTACGCGGCTTATACATCCCCGTTTCTAACCAATTGAAATATCCCAATCTAATCTGGGCAGAAGTATGGGAATCGAACCCATATTAACGGAATCACAATCCGTGGTGTTAACCGTTACACTAACAACTGCATATTACCATATAGAAACACTCTTGTTTGGATTCGAACCTTGTTCTAGTATTGTCTATCTGCGCTTCCCACAGTGCTGACAAGAGTGCTTTTATATGGTACGAGTAGGGGGATTCGAACCCACGACCAATAGATTAAAAGTCTACTGCTCTACCAACTGAGCTATACTCGCATTATGTTGCCTTCGCAAAGCTTTGTTGCTTTTACGATGGACTCCCGCTTTGCGTTGTAAAGCCAAAACAACGAAACGGTTACGTTGCTTGACGATTATCTTGTGTTTCATAACTGCTCCTTGTTAAAAATTAAAAATGGTGGAGATGATTGGGATCGAACCAATTGTGACGTGAGTCGGAAGATTTACAGTCTCCTGCCATACCATTACGGCGGCATCTCCAAATTTGGCTGGCCAACCTGGGCTCGAACCAGGGACATTTTGATTAACAGTCAAACGCTCTACCAACTGAGCTATAGGCCAATAAAAACTATGGTCTCGGTAGGAAGAATCGAACTTCCGTCTCATGGTCCCAAACCACGAATTCTACCATTAAACTACACCGAGTTAAAAATTGGTGGAGGAGACAGGGATCGAACCTGCGACCTATTGCTTGCAAAGCAACCGCTCTCCCAACTGAGCTACACCCCCATATTGAAACACTCTCGTTCTCCATACCTTCTTGGGGATCAATCAAGGTCTTACTTCTTAGAACCTGCGTCCAGTTTAGAATGTTTCAATATGGTGCCTAAGGAGAGACTCGAACTCTCAAAATTTGGCTTCTAAGACCAACACGTATACCAATTCCGTCACCTAGGCAAATGCTCTGCGTCCTCCGGCGGTAATTATAGTACAAAAAAATATGACGCTATCATATTCCCCATGCGTACCTTCCACCCGCTCCCCGACAAGGACCGCTCTCGTGCTGCCAACGGCCTTTAGGTAAAAAGACTACCACCCTTGAGTGACGAACTCACTTCGCTTCGTATGGGTCATACTAGCCAGACGTTACTCCGGCGGGTTCTAAAATGGTTGGTCCCACTTTGAGGTGCCATTTAACTTAGACTCTCTTTATGCATTTATAGACTAAGACCATAACTTGGCGGTCTGTAGGGAATTCGAATCCCTGCTACAAGCGTGACAGGCTCGCGTGCTTACCGCTAACACTAACAGACCAAAAACTTTTTAATTGGGGGACTACGCATATCTCACAAGACCGTCTCTTGTGCCTTCTGCCTCAACATTACAGGCCCACATACTCCAGCGTGACCACCGTATCAACCTTGCGGCTTCGTTTCCATCTTTCGTGTAATATAAAAGCTCTAGTCCGTCGACTTGAACACTTGTTATATTACCTACTGGTGAGGGTAACCCCAATTAATTAACTTAATTATAACATCTTAACACACTTGTGTCAAGCATTATTTTTGGAACCTAGAGTCAGATTCGAACTGACGATCTTACGGATTTGCAATCCGTTGCATTTGACCACTCTGCCATCTAGGCGTACCATTATTTTATACACTTGGTAATGCACAAAATAATGGCGTCCCGTACCAGATTCGAACTGGTGTAGTCACCGTGAAAGGGTGGTGTCCTAGGCCTCTAGACGAACGGGACAAAATTGGTATCCAGTAGAGGTAACGCTCCTCTGTCTCTGGCTTATCAAGCCATTGCTCTACTATTGAGCTAACCGGATACAATAATATCATGCGCAAATTTTAAAAGAACTTAGCTTAAATAACGATCTATTTAAACTTATTATAACATCTTTTAGTATCCTTGTCAAATGTAAGGGTACTAAAGCATACTACAAAAGAAAAACCCTCGGACTGTAGAAGTGCCGAGGGTTCTAAGATAAACTTGTATGAAATTTAAATTCTAACCCTGAAGCACACTCCATGAATTTTTGTCTGCAACGCGCTCTGACGTTCCAATATAAGAAGTCGGTTCTTGATGCTGACAGAAAAGGTTAAATTTATTGTTCATAAAAATATTTATACATCTCGGCACCGTCTTACTGGTGCTTTTAAAAATTAAATTGGCGCGTCTTCCAACTCAGCCAACTGTTTCAATTCTTCAAGTTCCAAGTCATCCTCGACAACTTTTGCCTTGACTACTTTAGGTGCTGCTACTTTCGCAGGAGCAACTGTCTTTGCCTTTACAGGTGCTGCTTTAGCTTTTGCCTTAACTGGCTTGCTAATAACTGTACCTTGTTTCTTGCCCATTGTCTCGATGATGAGACCAGACCATTGTTCAAAGACACCGCCTGTATCAAGAAGATACTGACATGCTTCGGACTTTGTCATGCCTCTTGGCAACTCAATCAACTCCAAAGGAGAGTGACCACCTTTAGACAAGAGTTTGTATCGAGATACCATGTCATTGGCAAAACGAACTTTAGTGATACCGTACTGTGTAGAAACGCCGGCTACTGTGAATGTACTCATAATATAGATCCTTCAAAAAAATGTAAAAATTAACAACTTCACAATTCATATTATATAGCCTTTCGGCTGGCCTGTCAAGCATTTTGGATAAATTCTTTAACTTTATTTGCATGCTTGCAAGTTCTACGGAATTGAAATCCTACACAACTACAGGAAACAATACCGTTATCTGAAACGACATTATATACATGCCCTTTCGATTTTGATTTAATCCTGAATATACGAGTTTCTACTCGATTATCTGGAAAATCAAATCCAACAATAAATCGCTTATTAATATGGGATGTAGGATATTCTGGATTACCTGTATATACAGAGACATAATCATTATCTAACCATTTAGGATTATTAACGACTTTACCTTTGAATATATTATCCTGATATTCTTCACCCAATATATTCGATTTCCACCGAGTTTGAATCTCGACTTCTGCACCGATTGAAAAGTTCTTTATCATATGCTTATTATAACAGAAAAAAGAACCCGAGTCAAATGCTCGGGTTCTACGGTGTTGTTCTAGGACAACGGTTAATTTTGCTTAAAAATTAAGCATTTTCCTCTTTTTCTATAACGCCTTCTGATTCGAAAAAGTCCAACGTGTCATCTACGCCTTTGTTGTGTCCCCATTTGTAACAGGCAAAACAAGCTGCTAACATTAGAGAAATTTGAATTAGGTCATATAACGAAAATGTAATACTTTCCATACCGTGCTCCTTTTAATTATTCTTTTAACGACTCCTCTGTGAACCAATCTGCGTGCTTCTGCCTTAGATTTTTAAATTGGTCATGTTCCACTAAAAATTTTGCAACAAGACTATTTTCCAAACCATAGGCTTCTATTTCCCAAGGTTGGTCCCAGTAGGATGTATCATCATCATATTTTTCACCAAACCATAATGTTATATACTTATCTTTTTTAAACTTATCTTTAGCTTCGCCCTTGGCATGTTGCTTCACATGAACCATCTCATGTGCCAGGACCTTGAACATATTAATCTTTTTTCGTGTCCTTAAAAGTTCAATGTTAAATTCTCTTGGATTGCCGGCTGGATCAATTTCGTAATCACAAAAGCCGCCGGCGTCTAGCTTGTCACGTACAATAATTTTAATAGATAAGTGTTTGGTCAATTGTGGGGACATTAAATTTTTGGCAAATGAATCGGCAGCTAACTTTAGTAAATACACTAACATTCTATCTCTTGCATTTCTAACGGAAACCTTCATTTTATTGTCCTCCACTTTTATTTATAACGCTTTAGTCGGTGAAGTGATTCGGTTCCTCACCATATAGTTTAGATAAATTCTCGCCGTAAACTTCACTCTCAGATTTCAATATACTATCTGTAGATGATCTAGGTCCGTTTTCAATGACTTCTTGCAGAAACCCTGGCTTATTTGTTTCAATAAGTGTTTCGGGATTTGTTTTAGTTTGCATTAGTTTCTCCTGTTGAGTTACAAATAATATTTAGCCTATTATCGTTTTGGATAAAATGATTTGTTCACCAGACATTTTCCATTCCAAAGTATCGCCTTCTACCCATTGAACTTGTTTAAGAAGATCCTCGGGCAATTCAATAATAAATTCGCCAGGTTGATCTGGATCATCTTGTACAATGGTGTGCCAAACCTTATCATTCATTTTAGCACTTTTCTAATTCGTTTGCTTCTTTAAGCAATGTAGTTACTTCGTCTAGATTAGAACATAAGATTTTTACGTTTGTCCAATCATCGTCAAGCCCTCTTCCGCTGACTTCAACCATATATCCGTTGTCATATAAATTGATAGTTATTGAATCGTTAACTTTTGATAGTTTGTCGCTAATTTTTTTAACTTGTTTCTTTGTCATTTTATTTCCTTTAAGTCCAAAGTGCGTGTCTAATTTTAATGAGGCGAATCAACATTGCTTCATCCTCTGCCATATATTCTGCTTCAATTTTATGTGACAAATCTAAAGCAGTCATACATTCTTTTCGTTCTTCTTCTGTTTCATTTTCGTGACCCCATAGATCACCTCCAGCTTTTTGCCTACGTTTTTCGCAATATGCAGACCATCCGCTTGCTTCATGGGCATCTGGTCTTTTAGGGTATACTGTAGTCCACCACAAGTAAAGTTCTTTAATTTCTTTTGCAGAAGATGCTTGACTTGTGTCTTCCACTTTACCATTTTCATCTTCATGGGTAAGTGTTGCCGCCCAATCAAGATGATCTAAACCAGCTTGAGGACTACGCCATGTTCTCCAACGGAACCAACCTTTGGCATAGAATGGGGGATTATATTTTTTAGTTGCTTCGTCATCCCATGCAATATGCAACCAAGCTGTTTCTACCTCAACAAACTCCACAAGCTCATTGAATAAGCAAGGCAAAAAGCGATTACCCACGTCTTGCCACTGACCAGGTTTGATGTCTCTGGGATGTGCAGTAAGACTGTTAGTGCGAGTAACCCAACGATTGTTAATGTAATATTTTGCATTGTATAATGTATCCATCGGTAACCGAATAAAGGTTTGGATTTTATCAAGACCTTCTTCTACAATCCAATAACGAATTGGATGTTTTTCTTTTGCGTCTTTTTCCCAGTTATGCCAACCAGAACTAGTTGCAGACGTAGGCTTAATGCTACCTCGAATCCAATTCGCAATGTTTGTGTTTGACCAATATTGTTTCATTTTTATAACTTTATAGATGAGAAATCTCTAGACCGTTTATTAAACGCATCTCCTATATTATAATTGCTTTTTTGTGGTTTGTCAACTCTATCGATATCCAAATTGGCATCTGTTAGTCCTTTTTGAGCAGACTGTTCCAAATCATATAATTTCATCTTAGATCTATCAACACCAATCATAAATCGTTTATTAGCTGTCGGGTCATTATATCGATTCTTCAATTGCTTAACCATAATCTGATTTGTTTGTTCAAGTTCCTCAGTCGAAATCAAAGCAAACATAAAGTCAACTGTTGCAGGCAAACCAAAAGATTCAGATGTATCTGTTAGTTCAACATCTGTATTTCCATACCCACTTCGAGTTGTCTGTGTAGCTGATAGAATCGGAAGATCTTCTTCAACCGCCAAACCACGAAGTTCTTCTGCAATAGACTTAATCAAAGTATAAGAATTAATATTTGAACCAGATTTGAATCTTGAACTCGAACAAATATTCAAGTAGTCAATAATAATCATTGCAGGTTTAAATTGTTTCTTTAGTTGCAATTCATTTAACAAAGCCTTAAAGTGTCCAGTATGTGCGCCAGCAGTAGGATATTCTTTAATGATTAATCTGCCTTCAGTCTTGTTTCTAATCTTTTCAATTCGATTGTCAAATATAGACTTCGGCAAATCTTTCAATTGATCCAAAGTAATATTCATTAAGTTCGCATCAATACGTTCCGCAATTCTTTCTTCAGCCATCTCAAGAGTAATATACAAAACATTCTTACCTTGAGCCAAAGTCGATGCTGCTACGTGACACATGAACAAAGACTTACCAACACCTGTACCTGCAAGAACAACATTCAATGTCTTATTAGGCAACCCGCCATTTGTGATCTTGTTAAAATACTCAAGATCAAAGGGTGTTCTTGATTCTACCCTATGATAAAATTCATATCGACTATCTGCATTCTCAATATAATCATGTCCAACATTGTTGTCAAAACAAACACCAAGTGCATCCTGCAATAATTGAGGAATACCATCTTGAGTCTTGGCCGCATCTCTACCATCAATGATTGCAATTGAATTTAAAATTGCGTTATAAATTGCTTTGTCTTTACAGAACTTTTCAGTCTCTTTGTAGAGCCAATCTTTATTGTGTTCTGTAGGGTTTAGCTCTTGAATGATACCTGCAACTTCTTTGTACTGTTCTTCATTTAAAGTTTTATCATTTTGAAGTGCAACAATCAAAGCATCTTTG